ATATCAAGACGTGGGAGCTTACATCGTTGAGCACAACTTGCCAGTTTTAGATTGGTACACCGCGTTTGGCTTCCAGTCGAGGACAACGGCGCGCCTCACCGGAGATGCCATCAGGCAAAACACATTGTTCTGGATAAAGTGCCACAACCCTGAAGGGTACCATCTACTGATCAAAAGGTTTCCAGAGCTCTCCATTTATTGATTGAACGACAAAGGGACAAACAGGAGGAAATGACAATGGAAATCGTACCGGATTACAAGCTCGATCCTCCAGATTATCCAGACCCGCCTACAGTCTACATCTGTGATGGCTGTAAGCAATCAATCAGAGATGGCGATGATTATTACGAATTTGGCTGTATGTGCTACTGTCAGGACTGCATAGACAAAAGGCGACGTACAGCCGAGGCATGGCGGGAGGATTGGTGATGAGAAGGGAGTGCGACCCTGACGGGCTTAAGATGCTTGCTATAGGGATTGTCGAACAGGCGATTGCAGACTGGCGGTATATCTTAGCAAGAGCCGACGACCTCACAGACAAGAAGAAAAGACACAAATTTAGCGATTGCAACAAGCGCTTCGTGCTTTGTCTGGATGACCTTGAAGCGTTCTTTCGGAGCGAGCAATGCCGCATCCTGTGTCAAGGGGTCCACCCAGATAAAATCATCACACAGCTTGAAAAAGAACGCCTAGAGGCGATTGAACGCGGTCCGAAACACAACAGACGGGAGCGTGTAAGTAGGCGGTTTGTAATTTACAACGGAGAGACGATATCCGTTTCCGCACTATCCAAGATGTTCAACATCGACTACGACACGCTGAGGGTTAGGTTGAATCGTGGAATGAGCGTTGAGGAGGCAGTGAACCGGAAAAGACACAAAAAAGCCATAAAAGAACCAGCAAAGGAGGAGAAAGGTGGCTAAGACTCATTGGAAGAAACTCGTCAATCCGAACTACCTCGGAGCGTACAGCATCGAGGACGGTAAGGACTTGATATTGACGATAAAGAACGTCCGGCAGGAAGAAGTCATTGGGCCCGACGGGAAAAAGGAAGAATGCATCGTCTGTTACTTCCACGAACCCGTCAAGCCGATGATTATCAACTCGACTAACGCTAAGACCATTCAGAAGCTGCTTGGTAGCCCATACATTGAGGACTGGTTAGGTCATAAGATTCAGATCGGCATCGAGAAGGTCAAGGCATTCGGAGATATCGTTGATGCGTTGAGGGTGAGGAAGTTCCTGCCCAAGACGGTCGCAATCAAGTGCGAGGAATGCGGTGGAGCGATTGCAGCTGCACTGGGGATGTCAGATGAACAGCTTGCGAACTACACAGCAAAGAAATACAAGAAGAGGCTTTGCGCGAACTGTGCGGCGCAGATTGCGAGCAAACAGGCCGAAGCGAGCAAGCAATCAGAGATGACCGAACCGACCAGATCGGAGGCGGCCGATGCGCCTGACAAGGGATAACTACTATTCGCGCGAAGCAGACCTGATCTACTTCTCGGCCTCGCAAATCAAGACGTTCATGGATTGTCCTGCACGGGCTATGGCGGAACTGAACGGCGAGTATGCTCAGCCCGAATCACCAGCGCTACTTGTAGGTTCATACGTCGACGCCTATTTTGAAGGACCGGAAGTATTTGAGCGGTTCAAGGCAGAACATCCAAACATCTTCAAGCGCGATGGAACGCTCAAATCGGAATACCTGCAAGCGGACGAAATGATCGAGCGAGCCAGACGGGACAAGGTGTTCATGGAGTTTATGGATGGCGACAAACAGGTCATTCTGACCGGAACAATCTTTGGGTATCCGTTCAAGGCTAAACCAGACGTTCTAAAGCTCAAAGAACGCATAGTAGACCTAAAGACCGTCAAAGACTTCGAGCCGCTCTACAAGGCCGAACAAGGCCGCATTTCGTTCGCGGAATACTGGGGTTGGACGCTCCAAATGGCAATATATCAGACCGTAGAAGGCAACCAGCTCCCGACATTTCTGAACTGTATCACCAAACAAAGTCCACCCGATATCGGCACAATCTTCATCCCACAGCACCACATCGACGCGGAACTGGCTGTTCTAGCCGAAAAGCTGCCCTACTTCGATGCAATCAAACAGGGCGTAATCGAGCCGCCACGGTGCGAACGGTGCGCGTATTGTAGGGCGACCAAGCAGCAAGCCGGACCGATTAGTCTGGATGAGCTAACCGAGTATTAAGGAGGAAAGACGTTTTGAATAAAATCATTCTTTGTGGACGGCTCACGATGGACCCCGAGTTGAGAACGACCCAATCAGGAGTTGAGGTTTGCACCTTCTCAATTGCTGTTGACAGGCGCTTTAAGGACCAGAACGGCGACAAGCAGGCCGATTTCATACAGTGTGTTGCATGGCAGAAAACCGGTGTGTTTGTGGCTAAGTACTTCCAAAAAGGAGACGGCATAACCGTTGAGGGGCGCGTCGAAACGCGTCGCTATGAGGACAAACAGGGCAACAAGCGAACCGCTTGGGAAGTAATCTGCGAGAACGTAGAGTTTCCGCTTGGCAAGGCCGCCAAAGCAGAGATTGCAAGCCAGGACCCTGTTCTGAAGGGCTTTACTGAACTTCCGGAATCTGACCTTCCCTTCTAAGTAGGTTCATATGGTTATTCAAGTTGATTCGCGCGAAAAAGCACGCGCTATCCAAAAGATTATTGCCGAGTTTGATAATCGCGGAATCAAGTGGTTCGTGTCGAAACTTCCGGTCGGTGATTACCAGTCGCTGGACAACCCTCGGCTGGTAATCGACCGGAAACAGAACCTGTTGGAGCTGTGCGGCAACGTATGCCAACAGCACAAACGGTTCAAGGCCGAGCTGGAACGAGCGAACGAGTACGGCATCAAACTAATTGTCCTATGCGAGCATGGGCGCGGCATAAAGAGCCTACAAGACGTGATGGCGTGGGAGAATCCGCGGTTGAAGGAATCGCCTCTGGCTGTGTCTGGCGAACGGCTCTTTCGGATTCTGACGGCCATGTCAAACAAGTATGGTGTCGAGTTCTTATTCTGCACGAAGCAAGAAACAGGCAAACGGATCGTCGAAATTCTATCTGGAAAGAAGGCAAAAACATGAGCCTATGCATAATGCGCGGCAAAAACGGGTGTGTTGGGCTGGAACTCGACGAGTGTCCGCCACGATGCCCGTTTTATAAGGACTCGGGCGGCAAGCAACGGAGCGAACAAAAAGCCTACAACCGTATCCGCTCGCTCCCTGCCGATAAGCAGCAGGAAATAGCCAATAAGTACTACGGCGGTGAGATGCCGTGGATGGAGGACCACCAAGCATGACCATAACCGGCTTAATGTGCCTGATACACGCCAACGCCAAAGAACATGGATGGCACGACCAGAACCGTTCATTCGGAGACCTAATTGCGCTCTGCCATTCAGAGTTGTCCGAGGCACTGGAAGAATACCGGAGCGGACACGGACTGACCGAAACGTACTATTCCGACAACGGAAAGCCCGAAGGCGTTCCAACCGAACTGGCCGACGTAATCATCAGGATTCTGGACATGTGCGCCCTGTATGGCATCGACATCGAGTCAGTACTGATGGAAAAGCACAGATACAACCGCACAAGACCGCATAGGCACGGAGGGAAGGTGATTTGATGACCCGCCAAGAGATATTAGAATCCGCCATCCAGTGCGTCTGCACTGACCGCGAGAAGCAGTACGGCGACCCCGAAAACAGTTTCGCAAAGATCGCACGGCTTTGGAGCGACTACCTTGGCGGAATCAACATCAGCGAGGTCGACGTCGCCATCATGATGACCCTGCTCAAAATCGCTCGTATCATGGGCGGACGGTTCAAGGCGGACAGTTTTGCGGATGCGTGTGGGTATTTAGCCTGCGCTGGGGAGATTGCGTTGAAGGAGGGTTAAAATGCGGTTGATTGATGCGGATGCGCTTCGTGAAGAAGTGCTTTATGACAACACTTTCGAAAACGATACCGTAAACTACTATCTCGGTGTTATTGACGACCAACCCACCATCGACGCCGAACCAGTCAGACATGGGAAGTGGATGGAGAAACGCGAAACGTCTAAATTCCATGTGCGCTATTTTGAGTGTTCTGAATGCAGAGCGGCGAGTTACAGGTACCAGACGCGCATGAACTACTGCCCCAACTGTGGCGCCAAGATGGACAGGGAGGGATGAACATGCAGGGCTATGCCGAAATCGTTAAGCAGCTTAAATCAAAAGCCACACAACTCCTCAAAGAAGCGGCACAGCTAATTAGAGCGGCGTATGCCATCGAAGAACTCATGCAGGACAAATATGACCATTCCCGCGAACGCGATGAAAAAGATTAATAATTATGCATCCTTTATCCCCACCATCAAATCCCTCGTGCCAATCAAAGACGCAGCGGAACGGTATGGGATTACATTCAACAAGTCTGGTTACGCCATCTGCCCTTTTCACCACGAAAAAACAGCATCCTTCCGAATAAAAGATGACTTTGCGCATTGCTTTGGTTGCGGGTGGACGGGCGATGTAATCGGGCTGGTAAAGAGTCTGTTTGACCTAGATATAAACGGCGCCATCGAGCGCCTTAACGATGATTTCGGGCTGGGGTTGCCGGTACGCCGGCGCCCCACCCTACGCGAGAAAAGAGAGCTGGAGCGGCAGAAGGCGGAAGCGCAACGGCGCAAAGAGCAACAGCGCATAGAGCAGTTAATCCGAGATGTATATGGTTTCGTCCAAGATCATTTATGGGCTGAAAAATTCCGACTAGAGGACGAAATCGCCCGATACGCTCCAAAAAACATCGACGACGAATGGGACGAGCGGTTCGTGTCAGCCGTGCTAGCCAAGGAACGGCAAGACCGGCTGATCGACAGCTTCGAGGCCTATACGATAGATGAGATTATCGCCGCAGGAAAGAGTGGTGAGCAAACTGGTACCCGCAATCGAGGAGAAGCTGAACGAAGTACAAGACAATATCTCGCTAGGTGATTGGGAGATTGATGAAACTGGTGTGTGGCGGGATAAGAAGCTGTTTGACAGGAACGGCAACGTCAAGGCCACAACCACCGAGTACGCCTCGCCTATTCCTGTTCTGCCCACTGCCCTTCTTGTCAATCTGGATAGTAACATCGAGAAACTGGAGCTGTCCTTTTTCAAGCACAATCGCTGGCAACAGCTCATCACCGAGCGGTCTGTAACAGCCAATAAAAGCGCAATCATCAAGCTGGCCGACAAGGGGTTGGAGGTCAACTCCGAGAACGCCACGATGATGGTCAAGTATATAGCGGACGTTGTAGCTGCAAGCCTGCCCTACCTGCCACACAAGCCCGCCAAGTCCGTGATGGGCTGGGTAGATGACGAGTTTGTTCCGTATACCGACAAGATCGCGTTTGACGGAGACGACCAGTTCAAATACCTGTACAAGGCGATCTGCAAGAAAGGCACGCTGGATGAGTGGGTCAACTTTGTAGGCAAGCTCCGGTACAACCTAGACCTCCGTCTCTGTATGGCCGCTGCATTCGCGTCGCCGCTCATTGAGCTGATAGGCGAAAATCCGTTCGTGTTCCACTTGTGGGGCGGTACTGGCAGCGGCAAGACGGTCGCGTTGATGGTCGCCATGTCGATCTTTGGCGACCCCGCAATGGGCAAGCTGACTCGCACCATGAACATGACGGCTAACTCCATGCTGTCTACCGCCGCGTTCCTCCGCAACCTTCCGTTCGCGGGCGACGAGCTGCAGATCATCAAGTCCCGCTGGACTAACTACGACAACCTTATTATGTGCATTACCGAGGGCATCGACCGCGGGCGAATGACGTACGACAAGGTTAACGAAATGAAGAGCTGGAAGTGTAGTTTCCTGTTCACCGGCGAAGAACCTTGCGTTAAGGCGGCATCCGGTGGCGGAACCGTTAACCGCGTTATCCAAGTAGAGTGTACGCGCAAAATCGTCGCGAACGGCAACATGGTCGCCAATTTTGTCCGCACCCACTATGGATGCGCCGGACAGCCATACATCGAGCGGGTTAAGCAGGTGGACGTCACATCGCTCTATCAGCATTGGTTTGACCAGATCATGATTGATGGCGTCGAAAACGCCCAGTCCGCAACGACCGACAAGCAGGCCGGTGCGATGGCGCTGATGTTGACGGCCGACCAAATAGCGTCAGAGTTGTTCTGGCCGCACGAGCGGTCGCTTACGCTTGATGATGTCAGGCCGTATCTACGCTCGGAGTCCGATGTGGACATAGCGGAGCGGGCCTATCAGTTCATTCGGAACTGCATCGCGGAGAATCAAAACAACTTCTCGCAGGAAGCCAAACAGGTGTGGGGCGGCATTCAGAACGGATACGCCTACATCAACAAGAACGTGCTATGTAGAGTGCTGGAGGAGCAAGGGTTTGATTTCGACGCGGTAAAGGCGAAGTGGGCGGATCGTGGCTATCTAGAAAAGAGCGGACAAGGCCGATACCATCACCACCTGATGATTGCCGGAGCAAAGGCCATGTACATGAAGATTGCGTTGTCTCCGCCGACTGAACCAGAGGAGTTGGAAGAAGTGATTAGGGCTTGACAAATAGTTGTGATTACATACACTCCACCATCAGCCCAAAATGGTGGAGCGATGGTGGAGCGATGGTGGACACCGCAAACCCAGATAATATCTAGCTTTTTTATATTACTCCACCATTCCACCATAAATATATATATATTCTCTATACGCGATTTAAATATATAGAGTATTGTGCAAAATCATGGTGGAGCGGTGGAGCAAACCCGAAAACCCAGACAAATAGGGCGTTTGAGACGTCCACCATGCATGGTGGAGCATATGGTGGATGGTGGAGGAATCGGAACGTCAAGTCTCATTACAAGACAAGATTTACGTTTTCGGAGGCTGTATGAGTCCGCCGAAGGTTATCACAGACGCGATGCCTCAGGCTACTCGGAGGGGAGATGGGAAACTGATGACACTTGATGATCTCCGCGCTGTGCGGGACATGCGCTTGCAGATAGAGAGTCTTAACGAGCGGATTGCAAGACTTAGGAGCGCACTGGAGAGCTGTACGCCGAAACCGTTAACTAAGATGCCGAAGGGCACACCAATCGTGCAGGACAGGCTAGCAGAGAGCGTTTCCAAGCTGGTGGAGATGGAAACAGAACTTCAACACAAGCTTATCGATCTGGCGGTGCTGTACGAGGAAGTTGAGCGCTGGCTGGACGAGCTTCCGCCGACACAAGCGCTCGTTGTCCGTCTCCGCTACGTTGATAGCATGAGCTGGAGACAGATAGCAAGGGAGACCGGATACAGTTACGACCGAGTGCGACACATCCATTCTGACGTGCTTAAAAAGTTGTGCGCCCGACAAAGTCGACACAGAATGACACAGAATAGCACAAAATAGCACAAATCACTATGGTATAATGGTAGTGTGGAGGTCTATGAAAAAGTCATGTAAATACTGTGGTCGCACACATCCTGTAGGATTTGTTTGCGATAAGAAACCAAAGCGATTCAAAGACCGGACCGACGAGTCCGGTTTCCGCTCTACGTGGGCGTGGACGCAGAAGTCTAAGGCCATAAGGGAGCGCGACCATCACATCTGTCTTGCTTGCTTGGCGGAAGGCAAAGTCAGTTGCGGCTATCTTGAAGTCCACCACATCGTGCCGTTGTGCGAGGACGAAAGACTGGGACTGGATGACGACAATCTGATCACGCTATGTGCTGATCACCACGAGCAAGCAGAGCGCGGCGAACTTGAGCGGGACTATCTGCGCGGATTAATTGGCCATACCCCCCTGGGGGACGGACTCGAGATTATGAGACGTGCCAAGACCACGCGGCCCCCCTCGCGTATGAAAAATCCGTAAAATCAGAAAGGAGGGGTTTGGGTGGCTAGACCGTGCAAAAGTGCGAAGCTGCTAACCGAGTGCTCGCAGCGAAAAGACGAAATAGAGCATCGAGTTAAGGTTGAAGAAACGTTGCGTGGCGAACCGAACGACCTTACGCCGCCGGAACACCTGACGGATGAACAGGCGGAGATTTTCAGCCAGGTTGTCGGGGTGCTGGAGAAGGCGAAAATCCTCGGAGCGGCTGATACGTTTCTGTTAGAACGGTTTGCGGTCGTGATTCAGCGATTGCGGTGGATTGATGGACGGATTAACGACGATCCGGAACTGCTGGCAAACAAAACCTTGCTGCAGGCCCGCAAGGAACTGATGGCGGACTTTCTGAAAATCTGTACAGAGCTGTCCCTCTCTCCCCAGTCCCGCGCAAAAATCGGGAACCTGAGCCTGCAAGCGGAACAGGCGAAGCAAGACCCGCTGTTGAAGGTGCTAAGTGGTGGTGCTGAATGATACACAACCACCCTGCATATAAGTATGCGACACGAGTTGTCGAAGGGGCTGTTGAAGCCCCTATTTACGTTAAGAAGCAGTGTGCGGAGTTCATCCGTATCTGTGACGGCGAGTCGCCCGGCTGGAAGATAGACGAGGCGAAGGTCAAGCAGATTGACGGGCTGACCAAGCTGATGGTTATGCCGCCCGGTGGTCTGAAGTCGGGTCAAACGGTCTATGAGGCTGCCGCAGGCTATCAGTGGTTACTCTGGGTTGGTGTGCTTTGTCCGGTCAGCGTGGAGAATCCGGAACTGCGAAGGTATCAAATCGCAATATTAGAGATCGCGCGAAAGAACGCAAAGACGTTCGACGTGGCGGTCTTTTTTATTTTGCTGCAGCTGACCGAGCCGAAGTTCAGTAAGTTCTACTCGGTCGCACCTGATGGCAAGTTGTCGCGCGAAATCAAGGACGCGATGACGCGGATCATCAAGAGCAGTCCGGCGCTGATTGACCGATTCAAGGTCATGCGGGATAACATCATCTGCAAGCTGACCGATAGCGAGTATGTACCGCTCAACTACAGCAACGACAGGCTGGACGGCAAACTGCCGAACGGGTTCTTGGTTGATGAAGTTGGGGCGCTGCCGAACAACTACGCTCTGGAGGCGATGCGTTCAGGTCAGCTGACCATCAGAAACAAGCTGGGCTGTATCATTTCGACCAAATACGCGCGGATAGACAATCCGTTTGAAGACGAAGTTCAGTATGCCAAAGAGGTGCTGGACGGGCTTAAGGACGACCCGTCGCTGTTTGCGCTATTGTACGAGCCTGATAATCCGAAAGACTGGATGACGGACGACAGGGTGCTTGCTCATGCCAATCCGCTGGCACTTGAAGTGCCAGAAATATGGGACGACCTACTAAGGCGTCGCTCTCGCGCTATTTCGGTGCCTTCTGCCCGCGAAAACTTCCTGTGTAAGCACTGCAACATCATCTATCAGGGTGTTGAAACCGAAAGCTACGTGTCTGTGGACGACCTTCGCAAAGGCAAGGTTGACCATATCGACTGGTCTGGCAGAGAGGTTTTCCTCGGCCTGGACTTGGCGATGACCAATGACAACTGTTCCGTGGCGATGGTCGCGGATGATGGAGATGGCGGCATCCTGTGGCATGGGATGGTGTTCGCGCCTGCTGACAGGATTGACGAAAAGAGCCACGCTGAACGGCTCGACTACTGGCGGATGATTGACGAGGGCTGGTGTATCGCGTGTGGTGACGTGATTGTCAGCTATGCGGAAATAGAGCAATACGTGCTGGATATTGAGGAAAAGTTCAGTGTACGCGTTATTGGGCTAGGGTTCGACCGTTACAACGCAATATCGTCCGCGCAGAAGTTTGAGGACGGCGGAATCCAGTGCACCATCGTCGACCAGCACTCGCGTGTTTTGCATGCGCCGACAAAGTGGTTGTCAGAGGTCATAGAACAAGGCAAGTTCCATTATGAGGACAACCTGCTGCTGGAAATCAACTTCCAGAACGCGAGGTGCACATATGACACGAACCTTAATCGGTATGTCAGCAAGAAAAAGTCCAGCGGAAAGATCGACATGGTGGCGGCGACAATCAACGCCGTCTATTTGTTACAGCAATACATCCTGTCTGGTGGTGGATGGGTGGCCATTTATTGAGAGGTGAAGCGATGGGAAGGTTTACGGACTGGTTTGGGCGTTGGTTTAAGCCGGAGATTCGCGCGGACACTGGCGCTGTTGGGTTTGATGACCCCTTGTTGGCGGCCTTGTTGGGGAATGCCGTAATGGACAAAACCAAAGCCCTGCAGGTGCCGACAGTAGCAAGCGCAATCGACCTGATTGCCAACGTAGTGTCTAGCACGCCGATAAAGCTGTACAGACGCAACGGTGAGCAGACTGAAGAAGTCAAAGACGACCCGCGTATTGCACTCTTGAATGAAGATACGGGCGACACGCTTAATGCAAGGGACTTTTGGAAGGCGATAATCCGAGACTATTATCTCGGTAAGGGCGGTTACGCGTACATTCACAGGTTTCGCGGCGAGTACGCGTCGCTGCACTATGTGGATGAAGCGCAGATCAGCATCCAGAAGAATGTCGACCCAATTTTCAAAAGCTACGACATCCTCGTGAGCGGCGCAGTTTATCGCCCATTCGACTTTTTGAAGGTTCTTCGCAACACCAAAGACGGGGCGAGCGGGACAAGCATTATTGCGGAAAACAGCAAGGTGCTGGAAGTTGCCTATGAAAGTCTCGTTTTTGAAGGCAACTTGGTCAAAAAGGGCGGAAACAAAAAGGGCTTTTTGAAGTCTCCGCGCAAGCTTGACAAAGAAGGTCTTGAGCAGTTACGAGCTGGATTCAAGCGGCTATACAGCAACGAGGACACGGAAAAATTCGTCGTTTTGAATGATGGTGTTGACTTTATTGAGTCCTCGTCAACGTCCGTCGAGCTCCAACTAAACGAAAATAAGCGCACCAACGCCGAGGAAATTGCCAAGCTGTTCCACCTCTCGCCCGACCTGATTGCAGGGCGCGCGACCGAAAAAGAGGTGGCGAGCATGGCGAAGCTTGCCGCTGTGCCGTTGATGCGGACAATTGAGTGCGCGCTGAATCGAGATTTACTACGAGAGCGCGAAAAGGGCGAGTATTTCTGGGCGTTTGATGCGCGCGAGCTGCTGAAGGGCGACACGAAGGAACGACTTGAGGCGCTTGCGCTGGCAATCAACAACAAGATGATGACTCCCAACGAGGCAAGGCGGCTTGAAAACCTGCCTGACATCCCCGGCATGGACGTCATCGGTATGGGTCTGTCGGACGTCATATACGACATCAAGACCGGCATGTATTTCACGCCCAACACGAAGTCAATAACCGACACAGCCACGGGCGAGTTACAGCCCGTTGTAACCATGAAGGAGGGAGATGGAGCGCGGAATGAAAATTGAAGTGCGGGCTGACGGAGCGCACATTAGTGGGTACGTTAATGCCACCGAAAAAAAGAGCCGCCCAGTCATCACTGCTAAAGGGCAGCGGGTGATTGAGGTGATAGAACCACGGGCGTTTGAGCGGGCGCTAGAGCGCGCCAACAACGTGCCGATGACCAAAGACCATAAACCGGATATCGTACTGGCCGAAACGCGATCTGGCAACTTGAGGTTGCACGAGGACGCGATCGGCCTTTTTGCCGAAGCGTTGGTAACTGATCCTGAAACGGTCGAGGAAGCGCGTGCTGGTAAAATCAAAGGCTGGTCTTTTGGGATGCGCAACATTGTTGATGAGATCGAGGAGCGCTCGGACGGCCTTCCGTTGCGACATGTCAAGGCGCTTGATCTCGACCACGTCACTCTAGTCGTTAATGCGACTCCAGCCTATGCAGCTACGTCGGTTGAGGTGCGGGCTGAGGATGATGTGAATGAGATGGAGATGCGGGCGATGCTTGACACGCCGGAGCTGGTTGACCATACGCCGAAATACGACAACACGCCGTACAAAGAACGGCTGGAACGAATCAAAAACAGACAATGAGGAGGAGACACACAACAAATGAATAGGCTTAAGGCACTCATTGAAAAGAGGGCAGACCTTCAGGCAGAGCTCGAAGGTCTTTTAAATTCCGCTGAAACCGAACAGCGCGCGCTGAACGCAGACGAACAGGCGCGATTTGACGCTGTCGAGCAGGAAATCAAGGACATCGACGCTACCATCCAGAGGGAGGAAAGGGCGAGAAACATGGAGCAGAAAAAGGCTGTCGAAGAACCCACCGTTGAGAACAGGGCGGAAATGGAAGAGCGCGCGTTTTTGAATTACATCCGCCGTGAAGCTGGTCTGCCCGTCGAGGAGCGTGACGGCGAGCAGAACTTTGATATGGGCAACAACGGAGCGGTCATCCCCACCACGATTGCTAATCGCATCATCAGCAAGGTTAGTGAGCTTTGCCCGATTTTTGCTGGCGCAACGAGGTTCAACGTCAAAGGCAACCTGAAAATTCCCGTTTACGGCAAGGCCAACACCACCCACGACATCACCGTTGGCTATCAGACCGAGTTCCAGGACATCGTTGCCGACGCTGGCAAATTCACTTCGGTTGACCTTTCGGGATACCTTGCTGGCGCGCTGACTCTTATCGGCAGGAGCGTAATTAACAACGCAGGCATCGACGTTCTCAATTTCGTTGTTAATGAAATGGCGCGGAAAATCGCTGAGTTTATCGAAGGCGAACTGCTTAACGGCACCGCGGACAAGGCTGCCGGCGCGCTGTCTACGACCACCAACCTCAATGCTGGTAGTACGTCCGCGATTAATGCCGACAACCTGATCGAGCTGCAGGCAAAGATTCCGACTCCGTATCAGGCAAAAGCTTGCTGGACGATGCACCCCAGCACCTTCACGGCGATCAAGAAGCTCAAGGACGGCGAAGGTCGGTATCTGCTTCAGTCTAACATTGTGCAGGGCTTCCCGTATACCCTTCTTGGCAAGCCGGTTTACCTGTCTGACAACATGCCGACCATCGGCAATGGCAACAAAGCTATTCTGTACGGCGATTATTCCGGTCTGGCTGTTAACTTCCGTGAGGATATTAACACGCAGGTTCTCAATGAAAAGTATGCCACCCAGCACGCAATCGGCATCGTGAGCTGGTTTGAGTTCGACTCCGCTGTCATGGACCACCAGCGCCTCGCCACCCTGACCATGAGCGCTGGTTAATGGAGGGCTAAATGAGCTACAACATCAAAAACTACCGCGAACAGGGCGGTGAGTCGTGGGTCGTTGATGGCAAGCTTACCGTCAACGGCACGCTGGAGGTCGATGCGGGCGCAACAGTAACCGGATTGGTTGATGTTGCCCTGCTCGCGCCCGCTTCGGCTTCCGCCCTTGGCGGGATCAAGGCCGCGACGAAGGGCGCGGGGGACACCGTCGAGTGCAAAATCGACGCTACCAGCAGCAAACTGTACGTCGCGCCCCCTGCGGCTGCAACTGTCGATGCTGCGGGCGTGGTCAAAATGGCGGCGAACGTTCCGGAACTCGACGATTCTGGAGACCCGCTTGAGGTTGATGACGTGGTTGAAACCGTCAACCTACTGCTCCGGAAACTCAAAGAGGCTGGCATCATGGTTGACGACGAAACGTAAGGAGGACCACTATGAAATTAAGTACGATCACGCTGGATGTGGTTAAGGCGTACTTGCGCATTGACCATAGTGCGGACGATGCGCTTTTGACGGCGATTCTTAACGCGGCGCGGTCGTATGTGCTTCACTATACGGGTTTGGATGCTGACGAGGCAGACGATTACAACGATTTGGTTGTTGCCTGCCTCGTTGTCTGCGCCGACATGTACGACAACCGCACAATGTCGGCAGAGAATGCCGCCGAAAACAAGGTTGCAACGTCAATTATGAATTTGCACGCGAGGAATCTAGTATGAAAAACACGATTAACACGCTGGATTCGCGCGTAACAATCCACTCCCTCTCACTCTCTGACTGCGCGTATACGTGGGAATCCGTCAAAACGGTGTGGGCTGGTGTTGAGCAGACGCTAAAAAGCACCTATTTGTCGAGTATTGGTGTTGGGGCGAGGTCAGCACAGATAACATTCCGTGCGGAATCCGCCCCGACCATGCAACAGGCGCTTGAATGGCAAGGAAAGATGTATTATCCGACCGCAATTGTCCAAAACGACCGCGCGGCATACGTCACAGTAACCGCCGCGCAGGTCGAACCGACGATGGCAACGCTGACGGCATACAAACGGACCGCCGGTTTCGCATCATTCCCCGCCGTTTTGCTGGAAAAGTACCTCCGATACGCACAGGAACGCCCGATGGGGGTTCTTTCAGAGAGTTATGTGCTGATTGTGCCGAAGCCTGTTGCGCTTGAAGTTGCCGATTTGGTGCTTGTGCCTGATTTGGGCAAGTTTGAAGTCCAAGTTCCGCACAGGCTTGATCCGAATTGGAACCAGTACGAAATCACCAGAAAGGCGGAGCGCTAATGGCTGTAGGATTGGAGTATAGTGGCCTCGATGAATTGACTAGGGCGTTCAACAAGGTGCTGGATAGCCGTGAGGGTTTGCGCCGCAAGTATCATGAGCGCATAGCGGATATTGCGAAAGAGGCCGTCGACAGAAACATCAGTGTCACGCTCAACGACAGTCACGGTAAAATACGCAGCTGGCAGGAGCGCATTGTCGGGTCGTCTGGTGGATATGCGGCTGTACGTCCGATTAAGGGCAGCGGTAAAAATAGCCCTGGCGCAATCACCACCTACTTGGAGGAAGGCCACCGAATCCGCCGTCCTTCCGGCAAAGCCAAACAAAAACGCCGCCGCAGAATCAATGTCGCCTATGTTGATGGGCGGCATTTTTATGATGCGGCAAGGCGAGAAGTTGAGCAAAAAGCGCTGGCGGTCGCTAAAGAGTATGCAGAAGAAATCGCTAACACGTTGAATGGGGGTGGCGGGAGCGCGTGATAAACGCAACGGACATTTTTGAAGAAATTGAATCTATGATCAAGGCCGCCAACTCCGACGTAACAGTCTACAAGAACGACATTCCGTGGGATTTTGAGCGGCCGTCATTTTTACTGGAGCAAATCAGCCGAACAGAACAAGCCGTTACCAAGAGCTTAAATCAGGTCACTGTTGCATTGACGGTGACCTGTTTTACTGACGTGGACGATCACGGTATAGCCGACCAAGCCGAGCTGATTAGAGCGCAATACGGCGTAATTGGCCTGTTTTCAGCTGGCTACATCACAGTGGGCGACCGCGCTCTGAGGGTTATATCGCTATCTGGCGAGGTGGACAAGGATGCCGCCTTTGTAGACATCGTGATTGAGTACGCCGAGGAGACGCGGAAGGACGCGACCTGCTATCCCAAGATGGGCGAAATCGCAATCAAAACCGAGAAAAAGGAGGGCTAAAATGCCGCTTCCCAATATTGTAATCAACTTTTCGAAAGCCGCACAAACGGCAAGTCGGCGCGCTGGTCAAGGTGTCGTCGCGCTGATAATCAAGGATAACGGGGTGACAGCTGGGCTTTTGACGCTTGGCAGCGCGTCCGATATTCCTGCCAGTTTGTCGGCTACGAACAAGGCATATATCGCTGATGCGTTTATTGGCAACGTCAACCGCCCTGCAAAAGTGCTGGTATACGTGCTTGCCACGACCGCAGAGGACTTTGACGACGCACTGGGCGCACTCGCAACCCAGCAGTTTGACTGGCTGGCTGGTCCGCCTGATTGCGAGCCTGCTGATGCCGCCGCAATCGCAACGTGGGTTAAAGGCGAGCGCACCAACAACGCCGCCAAGTACAAGGCAGTCTTGCCAGAAACCGCTGCTGACAGCGAGGCGGTGGTTAACTTTGAAGCTGAAGGCATCAAGGTAGGCTCGAATAGCTACGACGCAAATCGGTACTGCGCACGCATTGCTGGTCTGCTCGCTGGTACGCCCATTACCCAGAGTGTGACGTATGTGCCGCTCCCTGAAGTGAGTGACATTACGCGCTCCACCAAAGCGGAGATGGACGCCGCTGTTGACGCTGGCAAGCTGATTCTGATGCATGACGGGGTCAAAGTCAAGGTTGCACGTGGTGTGACGAGCTTGACTACCACCACGACCACGCCGGCCGACTATAAGAAAATCAAGATCGTCGAGACGGTCGACCTTATCCGAAACGACCTGCGCTTGCTCTGTCAGGACAACTACATTGGCAAGATGCCGAACAGCTACGACAACAAGTGCGTGCTGATTACGGCAATCAAGGAGTATCTGTCTGGACTGGAGTCCGACGGCGTGCTTGAAGCTGGTAAGTCTGTGGTCGAAATCGACGTTGACGCACAGCGCGCCTACCTTGCAAGTCAGGGCGTGGACGTGTCGACCATGACGGACACGCAAATCAAGCAGGCGAATACTGGCTCGCAGGTGTTCATCAAGGCGACCATCAGCATCCTCGACGCGATTGAGGATATCACGATCAATATCAATTTCTAAGGGAGGACCATTATGCGAAGCGAAAGAATCATGAATGGCACTTGGGGCGAGCTTTGGATGGATGGTCATCTCGTTGCAGAGTGCTATAAGTTTCAAGCTAAGGAAACTTACAACCGCGACAAAATCGCGATGTGTGGCAGCCTTAAGCCTGGCTTCAAACTGACCAGCATTGACGGCACGGGCAGTGTTGGGCTGCACAAGGTCAACTCGCGGATGCTTTTGGCGTTGCGCGAAACCACGCAGGGCAGAGACGCAGTGTTTACGCTGATTGGCAAACTTGCCGACCCCGACTCTAGAGGGCAGGAACGCATTGCGTTCAGCGGAGTAAGATTTGATGACCTCACCATCATGGACTGGGAGGCTGGCGTAACGGGCAAGACCGAGCATCCGTTCACGTTTGACAGCTACGAAATCCTTGACGCTGTGGAGGCTGACTAATGAGCATGATCGACCTGTTGCTGGCGGCTGATACCAGCAAGCTGACCGAACTGCCCACAGAGGAGCTGGAAGTATCGAGGCTGTCGGCGCTGATTGGCGAGAAATTTACGCTCACCATTGGTGCTCTGACCATGCGCCAGTTTGACGCGCTCCCGCGTGGCGACGATTTCAAGGTACACGTTATTCTGGAGGCAGTGAAAGAGCCGAACCTCCGCGACCCGAAGCTTGCCGAAAAACTTATGCCCGCAGGACGTAAAACACCGCTCACACCCGTTGAGGTGGTCAATCACCTGTTCTTGCCGGGCGAAATCATCAACATTTACAACGCAATCACCGAGCTGTCCGGATTCGGCGATGACGCAATTGAGAAAATCAAAAAAAACTGACCGAGGACCCGGAGTTGATGTTGATGTACTGGTTGTTTATTAACAAGAACATCACTCCGGGTCAATATTATGCTGCGCCGCTGGGCGAGAAGCTTATCTGGCGAGCATTTGCAGAGCAGTACATCGAAAACTTGAAGGAAAAGAGGTGACTGAAGCGTGGCGCGAGATGTAAGCATTATGATTTCGGCGCGCGATAACTACACGGCCGTAATCGAAAAGATGCTCAAGACCCAGAACCAGTTCAAAAACGACCTGAAGGGCTTGCAGGGCCAGCTCGACACGCTGAACAGGAATAAAGTCACCCTAAAAGTAGACCTCGACAAAGCTAAGTCCGAACTTAAAGAAGCGCAAAAGAACTTTTCGCTTGTAGCGGATGAAGCGAGCCGCCTTCAGCTCGAGGCGGCGCAGGCGAATTACGACAACATCAAGCAGAACCTTGACGCCGTTACAAAGGCCGCTAGAGATACCCAAAAAGAAATGAACAACCTTGCTGGCACGTCCAGTAAGGTGCAAAATCAGCTGACAAGAGGCGGCGAGGACTCGTTACTTGGCGCGCTGTCCAAGGCTGGCCTCATGAAGATGGTTGGAGACTCGCTGAGTAATACTGCCAACGTGCTGATTGGCTCGGCGTTTGGAAGCGAGACGGGCACGCTCATTTCCAGCGTGCTTGGCGGCGCTGCGTCCGGTGCGGCGCTTGGCAGTATGGCTGCGCCCGGCATTGGCACAGCAATCGGCGCTGGCGTGGGCGCTCTGGCTGGTGCCATTAACGGGCTGACGCAGACATACCAAAATCAAGATGAAGCTTACAAGTCGCTTGTCAAGGATACATTCACCGAGATTATGGAGGGTCGCTCGGCATCCTTGGCAAGCGGCACCGCTACAGCTGGACGGCGTGAGATTGACCAAATCTCGTTCGCCACACTGTTTGGGAGTGCTGATAAAGCGAGCGGTTTTCTTGAGCAAGTCCGCAAAATGGCTGCCGAGACGCCGTTTGGGTACGACACGCTGACCAACATGTCTAAGGTCCTGTCGACCTATGGATACGCTGCCGACCAAATCCTCCCCCTGCTGACCAAAGTGGGCGACGCTGGCTCTGCTTTGGGTATGTCGCAGGAGGATATGGCGTGGGTTGCCACGGCTATTGGTCGTATGAACCTGACCAATAAAACGACAATGGAATACCTCAATCCGCTGATTGAGCGTGGTATTCCTGCGACGACCTACCTCGCACAGGCGCTTGGGAAGTCCAACGAAGAAGTGCAGGATATGGTCAGGAAAGGTCTAATCCCCGGCGCTGAAGCGGCGAAGATCATTGCGGACTACATGGGCTACAACTTTGCTGGCTCGATGGCGCAGATGTCTCAGACATACGAGGGATTGACGTCGACCATCGAAGACCTTAACGCCGATATGGATGCGGCGATGGGGCAGGGCTACACCGACAGGCGTAAAGAGGGGTTGGAAAAACAGATTGCGTTCTATGAGGGCGCGTCTGGCGACAAACTTAAAGAAATTAACTATGCGATAGGCGCATATCTGGCGGAGCTGGAAAACACGAGAGAGCAAATTCTCCGTGAAAAATACGATGAAGCCCTGAAGGAGATTGAGGAAAAAGGCATTACAGACGAAGCCGAAAAAGGCAGGATGTTGGCCGAAGCGCAGGCGGCGGCAAAGATGGAATATCTGGCGTCCGACGCCTACAACCAAGAGGTGCAGACGCAAATCGCGCTCGCGAAGTCTATCCAAGACGACGCATACATCACCGAAGCGTGGCGTAACGCAGGCTACACGCAAGGACAGATATTCTCTGAAGGCTTTGCGGCGGCGGCGATGCGCAACCTTCCCGATGCCGTAACGCCCGGCAGCTGGTACGGCTCGCAAGGCTATTACAGCCTTGGCGGCGGTCATGCATTCGGACTCGACCGTGTTCCTTATGACGGGTTTTTCACCATGCTCCATGAGGGCGAACGAGTTCTGACGGCAGCTGAGGCAAGACGGCAGGATTCTGGCGGTATGCCGCAGATAACCATTGCCGGAACGTACTACATCCGAGAAGAAGCAGACATTCAGAAGGTTGCAACCGCACTCGCACAGGAACTTGTTCAGGCGGGTATGTCTTATACGGGGGCGACGGCATGAACAATATGAGGAAATTCATCTTCCGTGGCGGTTCGCGTGAGATCGTCCTCCCCGTCACGCCCCCGTCGTTTGAAATCTCGTATGGACAGGGCGTTCAGTACATCAACATCCACGAGTTGGGCGACGTTGTTGTTGCAGGCAAACCCACGCTGGCGACCATCAAGATTGACGGGTTCTTCCCCGCACAGCCGTACCAGTTTGCGCACTACTACACCGACCCGTACACGCTTGTAGGTGTATTCCAAAATTGGATAATCAATGGCGAGGTTGTGCGGTTCATCATCCCCAATACGGCGGTCAACATGCCTGTCGTGATCGAGAGCATTTCTTTGGGCGAGCAGGACGGCTCCAATGATGTTTACTATACGCTCACGTTGGTGGAGTATAAGTATTTAGAGGTTTCGATTCCCGATGAAGCTGTACCTACAACGTCCAGGGCGGTCGATGCGCCGCCCGTAACCGCACAAAGCTACACGGTCGCTAAAGGTGACACGCTGGCATCCATCGCCCGTAAATTTTATGGTGACAGCAGTCTTGCCTACAAACTGGCGACCGCAAACGGTATTAGCAATCCCAATCTGATTAAGGTTGGGCAGGTGCTGACTATCCCCGACAAGTCCACGCTGATGGGTTACGAGCCGACCAAAGCGCCGAAAGCTGGTGAAGAGATTAAGGGTGTGCGTGGGGCTGGCCAGTCCATCCGCTACGGCTGGGTAACGGAGGCAAATCAATGAAGCTGTTTGTTGCTGGCATGGAGATTACGCAGCTTGCCTCCAAGATTACCACGTCTGGCAGTAAGAGCGAGTGCGCTCGCACTTTGACGGCTGAAATCCTACAGCCTGCTGATGGCAGGGGCGTTCCGACCGTTCCGCTGGAGATTGGGTTGCCCGTGGTGTTTTCTGCTGACGGGCAGAACTTCACGGGTGAAGTTACGGGGCTGTCCAAGTCCACCAACGCCAGCACCATTACACTGACGGCAAAGGATTTGGGTTATCGACTGACGCTGGACGCCAACAAAGTAACGACCAAAATCACGAAACTCACGCCGCAAGCCGCCGCCGCACAACTCGCATCTAGTAAGGGTGTGCCCGTCGGTGATTTAGCGGCGTGCAACACGCAGTTCTCACGCAAATTCGCGGATGTCAAGCTGTACGACGCTATCATGGCGGGCTACATCCTAGACAGTGAGCAGACGGGCAAAAAATACTACCTTATCATGGACGGCACGAACATGTGCATCCGTGAGCGTGGCAAGGTTGTGGCTACAACCATCGAGGCCAAGGTCAATCTGATTGTGGCGAGCTTCAGCGAGACCATCAACAACAAGGGCGAAACCGAGCGAAAAGGTACAATTCAGAATCTAGGCAACGCTAAATGCATCACTGGAAACGCCGTAAAGGTTGTTGAACCTTACACAGGAATGGTTGGGCTGTTTTACATCGACAGCGATACCCATACGTGGCAAAACGGAATCTACACGAACAAGCTGACGCTTGCTTGGGAGAACACGATGGCAAGCACGAAAGCGGCTGGTACTGCTGGTGGCTCTGGCAGGTCGTCCGGCGATTCGGGTTCAACCGATGATGGCACAGCGCTCAATACATGGATAGGACCGGACGGTACGATACATAAGTTTGGTGAATGAGTATGCTTGACAAAAACCCCTACACCGAAATGCTTGGCATTATGCGGCGTGTCGGCGGCGAAGGTGCGCCGTTGAGCACGGGCGCTGTTATCGGGAAGGTCCAATCCGTCACGCCGAAGTTGAAAGTGACCGTCAAAACCAAGACTGGCTCACTCACGCTTGAGCCGGAAGATTTAAAAATCAACGCCGCACTCAAAGCTGGTTATCAGCGCACCATGTCCTTTCCTGCCGCCGAAGCTAGTGGCGGCGTCACGCTGACGGACTTTGCGCTTGAAGCTGGTGATGAACTGCTCATGTTCCCGTCTGCGGACGGACAAATCTACTACATCGCATGTGTGCTGGAGGGCATCTAAATGGCGAGTATTTTCCCATTTGTCCAGCCGCAAAAATACGAAGAAACATCATCTGAGTTGCCGCTCTGCGTTGATGTAGAGTGGGACTTCCGAAACGACAAGCCAGTTTTCCGAAATGGAAAGCCGGTTTTTACTTCTGGCTTGCCTGCCGTGCTTTCGTGGGCAATTAGGGCGTTGAAGACACCGCGGTTTGATAACGAGATTTACACTTGGGACTATGGGTGCGAAGTCGGCCGTCTAAAAGGCGAAGATTGGGACGACGGCGCTAAGAAAGCCGAGGCGGAACGGTACGTTCGTGAGTGTTTGACCCAATACCCCTACATCACCGGAATCAGTAACGTCGAAACGGACTTTGATAACGGCGAACTGAAACTCGCCGCTACGATTGAGACAGTATACGGCAACGCCCGACTGGAGGTGGCGGTCTAATTGGCATATGAGCACATGACACCCGAAGCGATACGGGCGCAAATCATAGAAAACACTGGCGCCAACGTCAACACCGATGAAGGGACGTTTGTGTCGGACATGGCGGCGGCTATTGCGCTGGAAATGTCCAAAGCGTACGGACAGCTTGATGCTGCCTTGCAAATCATGTTTGCGAACACGTCCGACAGCGACTATCTGGAGGCACGAGCCGCAGAGGTAGGAATCTATCGCAAGCAGGGCGTCAAGGCGACCGGCGAAATCACGGTAACTGGCACGATCGGCGCCACGTTGCCTGCTGGTGCGGTCGTAATGACCGAAACCGGATTGAAATATACGACCGACGAAGAACTCACGCTGACGGACGAAACCGGAACGGTGGCGATAACCGCCGAATCTGTAGGTGATGCCTACAATGTTGCCGCTACCGAGGTTAATACGCTCGGCATCAGCTACGCTGGAATAATCGGAGTAACCAACGAATCCCCAATCACTGGCGGTGTGGATGCGGAAACGGACGACGCTCTCAGGGAGCGTCTTTTTGTACGCCTCAGAATGCCCGCTACGAGCGGCAATGCCTACCACTATCGGCAATGGGCACTTGAAGTTGATGGTGTGGGCGATGCCAAGGTGACGCCGCTGGCTAATGGGCCTGGCACGGTTGGAGTGTTGATTGTAGGGGCAGATAAGGGCCCGCCCGCCCCCGAAGTGGTGTCTGCGTGTGCCGCACACATCGAGGAGGTGCGACCGATTGGTGCGACTGTCACGGTTACTGGTGCTGGCGCAACGACAATTAACGTTACTGCGTCGGTGCAACTCGACGGCACGGTTGCGCTGGCAGACATTGAGGACGCGTTTGAGGCGGCGCTGGACAAGTACCTTAAAGACATCTCGTTTAAGGTCTACAGTGTGACGCCCAGCAAGGTTGGCTACATCCTGCTGAGCGTTGATGGCGTGTCGGACTACTCAAATCTCAAAATCAACGGCGGCAGCTCTGCCGTGACTATCCCCGCCAATAACGTACCTGTGCTTGGAGGTGTGACGCTTGCTGATTGATAAGCTGGCCGTCTATGGTAACAGCCCGGAGGTGCGCGACATCCAGACGGGCTATCAGGCGGCGCTGGACAACCTGACCAACGATGTGGACGATCTCAAAGCGCAGTTGTACGTCGATACAGCTACATGGGGATTAGCGCTCTGGGAGGACTATCTGGGCATTAAGGCCATGTCTGGCCAGTCAGACTTTACCCGACGCGAGGTTATCAAATCCAAGCTCCGTAGTGCTGGCACAACCACCGTGGCGCTCATCAAGACGGTTTCTGAAGCCTACACCAACGGCGAGGTAGATGTAACCGAGGACAACCCAAACTACAGGTTTATCGTCACATTTGTTTCTACTCGCGGGCGGCCGCCCAACTTGGAACAGTTAAAGGACGCAATCGAAGAAATCAAACCCGCACATCTCGATGTTGAGTATGTGTTCATTTACACGACATATGCAGAGCTGTCCGCTTTTACACACGCGCAGCTGGCGGCCTTTACTCATGACCAAATCCGATCGCTGGAGGTGTTGTAATGGCAACTACGACGCCCAACATTGGGCTGACAAAACCGGACTCAAATGAGTATTACAACATAAGTGTTTTTAATGGCAACGCTGATATTTTGGACACGGCTGTTAACAGCTTAAATACATCCATTAACAACAAAGCCAACAAATCCGTCACCTACACCGCCACCCTGACCGCTGCTGGCTGGACAGGTTCCGGCCCCTATACACAGACTGTAACCGTGACGGGCATTGCGTCTACAGATGAGCCTATCGTGGATGTGTCGTTGTCGTCTGACAACGCAACTGCTGCTGCGGAACTAGAAGCGTGGGCGATGGTGTCGAAAATCACGACCAGCACAAACAGCATTACGGCTGTATGTCTTGATGACAAGCCAGAGGTGAATCTGAATATCCGGCTGAAGGTGGTGTTCTGATGGGACAGGCATATATTTGCAGGCGTGGCGGCGGCGCAAAGGTTCCGGTAAAAAGTGACGTTAATTTCTATGATTTTGATGGCACGTTCGTTGCTGGCTATACGGTAGAAGAAGCACAAAACTTGACCGCTTTGCCCAAGGCACCAAACCTTGAAAGTCGTACGAATGTCCCGTTGGTGTTCCAGCAGTGGAATTACACCTTGGCGGAAATCAAGCTTGAGGCCCGACCGCTTGATATTGTTGCAGAAAGAATAACCGCAGACGGCAAGACGCATTTCAACTTCCGCCCGCTTGGCACATCATCCGGCGCACGAACCCTCACAATCAGGGTCTATAAGGATGACACAAAAAAACTCACTGTTAACTGGGGCGACGGAACGACGCCTACAGAAAACACGAGTACGGGCGCGCAGACAATAACGCATACATACAGCGAGGTTGCAAGCTATCACGTTACACTGTCGATTGAGAGCGGTGGAACATACGCCCTTGGCTACATTTTTGACGCGGCCACTGCTTCCCAATTTGCTACCCCAGCTAACGCACTTCATGGTGAACTAAATATTGGCGCTGGTGTGACTCGGCTTGCGACGGGAGCGTTCTATGCCTCCACCGTGAAAGCGGTTTCAATTCCGAGTTCTGTACAGCAGTTTTATCGAGATGTAATGAGCAATATGCCTCTTTTGAAGCTGGCATATATGCCGCATGGTGCATTGGCAGTAGCCAATCTCGAGGTGGTTCATACATGCAGGGGGCTCGCAGTGTGTTCGCTGCCGAGAATGACGAATTATTTAGCAACCACTCTAGATAACTGTTCAGCAGTTGAGCGCATCATCGTGCCGTACGGGGTTACATCAGTTCCTACATTTTTTGCAAGGTCTTGTTACAACGCAGTCTATGTAGACATCCCAAGCACGGTTACGGATATTGGTGAAGCTTTGGGAACTATGTCCTCAGCGGTCCTTTACATTGTTTGCCGTGCGACAACTCCGCCAACGCTTGCGTCCTCCGCGTTTTCAGACATTAATGGGGCTTCGGTTATTGCAGTACCTAACGCCTCTTTGAACGCATATAAAACCGCGACCAACTGGTCTGCCCATGCGTCTAAGATGGTTGGATTTTGAGGTGAGTAAATGATTACAGTCAGAGCTATAAAAATGGACGAGCGAGAGCTGAAGGTGACATTTTCAGACTCCTATCATATACGCAAAGATGGAACAGACGAGATATACACCGAGGCCATAGATGTGGCTTACGCAACTTGTGTGTACCATGAGACAGAAAAGAGGTTGACGGATGAAGACCTCATTAACCGGCAACATGTTTTTGCGTTTATCGGCTATGACCCATCAAGTGAAGGAGCAGCAACATGAGAACCATCCCACCTGCCGTCGATCAGGGTAACACCCAGTTTTGCAAGGCATATGCCGTAGCGTATTGCTTGCAAGCGGCTTATGGCAAGCAATTCGATGTTAACTGGCTGATGGGCATCCTCACACCCACGGAAACACGCATTGACCAACTGCTCGATGCCGTCAAGCGGTACGGCGCACTCCCTGTAGGCGACTATTCCATCCCCCCCACATGGACAGAACATGCGCGGGAATGGGTTGACCAGAATCGCTCCAAACTCGCCAAAACCGCCGCTAAATACAAAATCGAACAGTACGAGCGCATCACGTCGAAGGACGCGCTTTGTGATGCAATCAAAAGCGGGCGGTATGTTGTTTTCTCG